GCTACGCAAGGCCGGCCAGATCTCTTACACTAACGGCAAGTGGGGGTGGTTATGAGTTTTACGCCTGGGCCTTGGGCTATTGCTCATCGGGAGGTTTTTGGTTCTGGCGATGCTGAGGGTTCCGCAAGCATCGTCAAATGGGACGATGATGGCGACGGTTACTCGATAATCTTTGAGAGCGTTGATTATTCAGATCAAGAATCAAAATCAAACGCGAATATCGCATCAATCTCGCCTGAGATTCTTGATGCTCTCGAGAAGCTTGTTCTATTTGTTCCCCCTAAGCCATCTAACGCGATTGCTCTAAACAACGCTTATCGAGTCATCGCCAAAGCTCGCGGCGAGGGGGGTTGAGATGCAGACTTCATCGCTATGCGGAAAACCTGATGACGATGAATCTCGCAGGGAGTGGACCGTAAAGGATTGGTGGCTTCATGTTGGGGCCTGGGAAAACGAACATGGGCAGCTCTGCTTCGGATCGACAATAGCATTCTCTGCCATGCTTACTCAGTTCAGTAGGGTTCAGCAAAAGGCGAGCAAGCAGGATCTGGCGTCAGCCCTGATCAGCCAGCTTTCACTTGTTCGAGGGCGACCAGTCGAATGGGCTGAAGCAATCGAGATCACCGCAACGATTACCGGAATGCCAGAAGCCGAAAAGCAAAGGCTGCTCGATTTGGATTCCTGATTCATCCCCGCCTTAGCCCTCCACCAGCGAGGGCATTTTTTTGCCTTGGATTCGGTGATATAGTGAGTGCTCCTATTGGTCGCGACAGGGCGATTCAAAATGAAATCCAACGTCTTAACTTTCCCAGGTTTTCCGGTTGCCGGAATCGTAACCGCTGCGGCCATTTGTCGTGGCGGCGCGTACGATATTCGCATTGATGGGCGCCAGCTGGTCCGCACTAAGTGCCATGAGGTCGTCTCGCGAAAGCCATCAGAATTGCTTGGCGGGACATTCGTTCGCGATGCAAATGGCGAGTCGTTTCGGCCTGAGGGCTGGGATCCGGTATGACCGTTTATTTTACCGAAGAGCGAAAGGCCGAGATCAAGACCGAGATCTGCGAGCGCGTATCTGACGGCGAGCCTCTGCGTGTTATCTGCCGAGAAGAGGGAATGCCTAGCTGGCGCACTGTGTACCAGTGGAGGGAGGATGATCCCGAGTTCGCTTCCCGCATCGCGCACGCGAGAGAGGTGGGTTTTGATGCGATTGCCGAGGATGCATTGCTGATCGCCAACACGCCATGTCCAGGCCAGACCGTCACCAGTAAAGAATGGGGCGAAGAGATCAAGACCGAGGACATGCTTGGTCATCGCAAGCTGCAGATCGAAACGCGACTCAAGCTGCTGGCTAAGTGGTCGCCAAGGAAGTATGGCGAGCGCATCGACCACACCTCGTCTGACGGCAGCATGAGCCAGAAGCCAACCACCATAGAGCTGGTAGCGCCGAATGACAGCAGTTCGTCTTGAGCTGCCCCCTAAGCTGATACCGGTCTTCAGCGGCTCAGCCCGCTACCGTGGCGCTCATGGTGGGCGCGGTTCTGGCAAGACCCGCACCTTCGCCATGATGACCGCTGTACGCGCTTACATGTTCGCTGAAGCTGGCGTTAGTGGTGTTGTGCTTTGCGCTCGCGAGTACATGAACAGCCTGGAGGACTCCTCGCTTGAGGAGGTCAAGCAGGCCATTCGCAGCGTGCCATGGCTTAATGATTATTTCGACATTGGCGAGAAGTACATTCGCACCAAGAATCGGCGCGTGCATTACGTGTTTGCTGGCATGCGCCACAATCTCGATAGCCTCAAGGGCAAGGCTCGCATCCTGATCGCCTGGGTGGACGAGGCTGAAACGGTTTCCGAAGTCGCCTGGTCGAAACTCAATCCAACTGTCCGCGCTGACAACTCCGAGATTTGGTGTACTTGGAATCCGGAACTTGATGGCTCCCCTACCGATCATCGCTTCCGCAAGCATCTATCCGAGCACGCCAAGATTGTCGAGCTGAATTATTCGGACAACCCATGGTTCCCTGATGTGCTCGATCAAGAGCGCCGCGACGACTACGACCGCCTAGACCCTCAAACTTACGCCTGGATTTGGGATGGCGCCTACCGCGAAAACTCCGACGCCCAAGTGTTCGCGAACAAATATCGGATATCCGAGTTCGAGGTTTCTTCCAAGTGGCACGGCCCTTACAAGGGGCTGGACTTCGGCTTTGCACAGGATCCTACCGCCGCCGTTGTCTGCTGGGTCGATGAGACGAAAGAGCGCCTGTACATCGAGCATGAGGCGGGCAAGGTCGGCCTGGAGTTGGACGATACGAGTGCATTCATTGAGGAGCGCATCGCTGGCTTCGGCAAAGGCGTCATCCGCGCTGATAGCGCCCGTCCTGAGTCGATCAGCTACCTCAAGCGCCATGGCATGCTAGCCATCGAGGGCGTGACCAAATGGCAAGGCTCCGTCGAGGACGGTATTAGCCACATGCGCAGCTACAAGGAGATCGTCATTCATGCCAGGTGCAAGGAGACGATCAAAGAGTTCCGCATGTACAGTTTCAAGGTTGACCGCCTGACCGGCGATATCAAGACTGACGTTGTGGACAAGTGGAACCACTACATTGACGCCATCCGCTATGCGCTCAACCCAATGATCCAGGGCAAAGGCAAAATGAACATCAGCAAAGACGCCATCAGCAAGATCGCTGGTCGGCGCCGCTGAGCTATGCAATACTTCGGCCACTATTTCCATTCCATGTTTGCAGGGGCTGCCAATGGCTAAGGTCGATACGCTCACCATTGAAGTAAGGGTAAATGCGAAGGCAGCCGACAAGCTGGTCGCGCTGATCGAATCGATGGTCCGCAATCGAGCCGTGCTGCCGGGCGAGTGCATCATCGCTCTCGACGCCTTCGCTGCCGATGCCAAAGGCCTCGATAGCCTATTCGTTGTCGCGGACTCCCCTGCTTCGGATGCCAAGGCCAAGTAAACATGGCGAAGAAAGAGAAGAAGTCTAAGGAAAAGGCCAAGGTCAAAGCCAAGGTTCTGCCGCTGCCAGTGCCTACTGAAAAGTCGCGCAACTGACAAGGCTCGCGAGCGCCAGCCAAAAGGTGAAGCGCCGCGCTTCCCGATTGTGCCCCCGACAATCCTTCCTGGCGTCATTCCTGCCGGTAAGCAGTCCGCAGTCGCCATGGACTACAATCCTGGCGTCTACGCATATGCGGCCCAGTGCTACGGTGCGACCTTCGATGGCTTCCCTGGCTATCCATACCTGGCCAACCTCTCTACTCGGGCTGAGTACCGGGCGTTCGCGTCCACCATGTCCACCGAGCTGACACGCAAATGGATCGAGATCAAGTCCAAGGGCGACGACGGCGAGAAGCAGGCCGATGCGCACAAGATCTCGCAATTGCGCGAGGAGCTGGATCGCCTGTGCGTCCGCGACCTGTTCCAGAAGCTGGCCGAGCACGACTGCTACTTTGGCCGCGCTCAGTTCAGCATCAACATTGATGGCGCTGACGAAGAGTTGCCGCTTGTCATCTCGCCCATGACTATCAAGCAGGGTTCGTTGCGCAGTTTCACGGCCATTGAGCCGCTATGGACCTCGCCAAGCGCCTACAACGCCATTGACCCGACTGCGCCTGACTTCTACGTGCCGCGTGAGTGGTTCGTCCTGGGCAAGCGCATCCATGCTTCCAGGCTGCTGACGATCATCACACGCCCGCTGCCCGACATCCTCAAGCCTGCGTTCAACTTTAGCGGCATGTCCCTGTCGCAGCTGGCTGAGCCGTATGTGAACAACTGGTTGCGCACTCGGCAGTCTGTGGCGGATCTGATTAACAATTTCTCGATCACCACGCTCAAAACGAACATGGAGACGCTTCTCCAGGGTGGTTGCGAAGATGGTGCTGATGAGGTCATGAATCGTGCCGACCTGTTCACCGCGACACGCAGCAACTTGGGGCTGATGCTCCTCGACTTCAATACCGAAGATCTGGCCCAGGTCAACACGCCGCTGTCAGGCCTGCATGAGCTGCAGGCGCAGTCCCAGGAGCACATGTGCTCAGTGTCGAAGATCCCTGCAATGATCCTTACCGGCATCAGCCCAAGCGGCCTGAATGCCTCCAGCGATGGCGAGATTCGCGTGTTCTACGACTGGATTGCAGCCCAGCAGCAAGCATTTTGGGCTAAGCCGCTCGATGTGATCCTGAAGGTCGTCATGCTCAACCTGTGGGGCGAGATCGATCCCACGATCACCTACGAATTCTGCCCGCTCTGGCAAATGTCCGAGGAAGAGGAAAGCACCATTCGCAGCAATGAAGCGAATGCCGATGGCGTGTATCTGGATCGCGGCGTTCTGTCGCCTGAGGATGTGCGTAAGCGGTTGTCTTCGGATCAGAATAGTGGTTATGCGGGCATCGACCCTGAGGATCTGCCGGAGATGCCCGAGAGCGAAGAGTTTGATGCTGATGGGAATCCGATTGACCCGACGCCGCCTGAAGAGCGAGATGATGAGATTCCCGCTTGACCTCATTCACTATGTCAATCTATGATCGGAATACCAGCCCATGAGGGGCTGAAATGACAGGAGATTGATATGGCTCGCTCGACTCGCACAAATTTCGCCAAAGTGAAGATCTGGATGCCGAACATGATTTCGGAGGTTGAGGGCACCATTTCCGGTGTCGCCTTGGAATGCTTTACCGTTTGCGGCGATCACGACACTCGCGAGGCGACCTTAAAGGCCATGCAGGCTAGGCACGATGCGATTACCGCTCGCGAAATCGAACGCGCCAAAGGAGAATCAGCATGAAGCTAGTTGATATTTTGGCGCGGGAGTTGAAGGAGTGGCCGGAGCACACATCTGAAATCACCCAGAGCGCAATTGATGGCGAGCTGTATCTTCATGGTGGCGCAGATATTAGCTCCAGATTATTCTTTGCCGCATCGCATGATGGCGCAAATGGCGTCACCCGCGCCCAATGGCAAAAAGCGCGGGAGGCGCTGATCTCCGGTAGGCATTCCAATCTGGACAGCCCCCCAGTCGGCGCCACTCACTACATCGGCGTTGCGGTAGGCAGGAGCAAGGTCGATATCCACAGCTGGTGGATGCGTGAACCTGGCGATAATTGGTATCTGTGGGCCGAGCCTTCCAGGCAATGGGCGCTCGATACCCCTTCGGCTAGGCAGAAGAATCTGATGAAGCCGATTCATGAGTCGCTGCGGAAGAAAGAATGGACCGGCAAAGGGATGCCGCCGGTTGGAACCGTTTGCGAGTTCGCAGGCGGAACGCCATGCCCTGAAGACCCCTTCGACAAAGATCTGCGAGAGGGTATGCGTGTAACAATCATCGCTCACTTCAAGAGCGGCGACTTCACACTGGCAGCCTTTACGTTCGATCCTGAAAACACAGATCGCGGAATGGTTCAAGTTGAACAGGGGAGCTTCGGCTGTTTTCGCCCCATCCGCACTCCCGAGCAGATCGCGGCGGAAGAGCGCGAAAAGCAAAAGAGCGAAATCATCGGCGCATGCCTCCGCAAAATTGGTGGCGCCAACTCGCCAATTACTAGCGCCAGCTCTGTAGCTGATGTTATTGGCGCGCTATACGACAAAGGCTTAATTGATATCGATGGCAACCAAAAAGCCTAAAACTGCGCGAGCAGTTCACCCAAACCAAGGCGTCGAGGCTGCTTATCGCAAGCGCCTCGACGTGCTTGTCTCCGATATGGTCCGCAGCTTCGACTACTGGATAACGGCTGCGTACAAGGCCAATCCTCCGCGCATGGAGGTGGCTATGGACGCCCTTCCCTCGCAAGCTCTGGCTAAGCGGATCCGCGCCCTAACCAAGCAATGGGAAAGGCGCTTTAATGATGTCGCGAAAACCGTTGCCGAGAAGTTCGTGGATTCCGGCCAAGTTGCGACCACAAAGGCATTCCAGTCGGCGCTAAAGGACGCAGGCTGGGCGGTTGAGTTTCAGATGACTCCGGCTATGCGGGATGCGGCTAATGCATCAATCGAAGAAAATATTCGGCTCATAAAATCAATACCCCAGAAATACTCTACCGAGGTCCAGGGAATTGTAATGAGGGGGTTTGCTACCGGGAGAGATCTAAGCTACATCACTGATGAGCTGGTTAAGCAAACTGGAATATGCAGGCGCAGGGCTGCAACTATCAGCAGGGATCAGAGCAACAAGCTTTCCGCGGTGGTCACCCAAGCTAGGCGCGTAGAGCTTGGGTTGTTTGAGGCCGAATGGGTCCACAGCCATGGCGGGAAAACACCCAGGGCATCTCATGTAAAGGCTGGCAAAGATCGCCTGAGATTCGATGTGCGCGAGGGAGCCTTAATAGATGGTGAGCACATTCTTCCCGGGATTCTTGTGAACTGTCGTTGCGTAAGCAAAACAATTCTTCCTTTCTGATATACTCAATTCGCGACTAGGCAGGCCAGCCGAAAAGTAGCTCATCACTACCTGTCGCGACCTTCAGATGGCCACTTGATGAGTGAGTGTCAATGAAAGAATGTCGAAAGTGCGGCCTAGAGAAGGCTTTACCTGAATTTAGCATTAGAAGATCAGCTAAAGACGGCCTGATGTCGATTTGCAGAAAATGCAATGCAGCAAAAACCAAGGCCTATGCTCAAGCTAATCGCGAAAAAGTCAAAGCCTACAGCGCCATTTGGCGAAGCGAGAACAAGGAGAAAACCTCAAAATATCAAAGAGATAGGCGGATCAATAATCTTGACGAGGCCCGTGAAAAGGATCGCGTAAGGTACAGGGACAACCGTGAATCCGTAAGGGCTAGACAGAAAGAATACTACCAAAGAAATAGGGGTTATCTGCTGGGCTGCGCCGCCGCCTATCGAAGGGAAAATGCCAAATCCTGCAAGGAGAACATGGCGGCTTACTACATCAAAAACCGCGAACGCCTGAGAGGGGGCCACAGAAAGTATTACCTTGCGAATAAAGATAAATTCCTAGGGTATTCTAGGGCTAGAGCGGCAGCCAGGTCTCCGGGGTTTCTGCGAGCGAGAGCGATAGATACCGCCAAGCGCAGAGCAAAAATTAAGCGAGCAATTCCTGCGTGGTTTGATGCTGCAGAGTGCGCAAAGCTTTACGAGATTGCGGGGTGTATCACAAGGGAAACCGGCATAAAGCATGAGGTTGACCATATCGTTCCCATAAATTCCGAGGTCGTGTGCGGCCTACACTGGCACGGAAATATGAGGGTCATCAGCAAAGCCGACAACGCGTCGAAAGGCAACCGTCACTGGCCTGACATGCCCTGATCCACTATTGCGCTCATCACTGAGGTGAGCGCATACTAACCCCGCCAAGATCTGACAGGAGATAATGGCTATGCGCATCATGATTGCTGTGGCGATTTGCATATGGTTCATCTGGACTCACGAAGATCGCCAGGAAATTAAGGCTCAGATGCGCAACGAATCCACCTGCTTCGAGCTTGCACAAACTCGGGGCGAAGTTGATGACTGTTATGCGATGATGCGGAACAACATTGATCGAAGGCTAGAGAACTGATGCCGAAAGCGAATACCGCCAACCTGATCGCGTTTGACCGGGCCTCTGCTCGACGTATTGACGACGATGGGCGGATGCATGTTGCTCAGTCGAATATCAGTAAGGCGGTCGTCAATCCGTATTATGGGAGCGAGATCCCTCGCTTTGCCGAGCTTGGCCTTGATCCGCAAAAGATCTACTACCTTCTCCGCGACCCCGTAGAGCTGGAGCGCGCCGCAGACAGCTTCAACAATCTGCCGCTGATGCTCAAGCATGTGCATCAGAAGGCTGGCGATCCGCAGACCGATATCATCGTCGGCTCAATCAGTGATACCAGCTACGATCACCCCTACCTACGCGCATCCATGTGCATTTGGGATGAGCGCGGGATCGCTGCCGTCGAAACTAAGGCAATGGTCGAACTATCCTCCTCCTATCACTATGAAGCGGTAATGGAGCCAGGCGAGTTCGAAGGCAAACCATACGACGGCAGAATGACCAATATTCGCGGCAATCATCTCGCTCTGGTAGAATCCGGTCGAGCTGGCCCCGATGTTGTGGTGGCCGACGCCAACCCCTTCACCAATAAACAGGAAGCCCCTGTCATGAAGAAAACGAAACTGGGCATTGCCCTATTGGCCGCGCTTTCTGGCGTCGCCCCTAAGCTCGCCCAGGATTCGGCCCTGGCTGCTCAGGTGGGTGGCGCCAAGAAGAAAGGCTTCAAGCGCGAGGATATCGTCGCCGCCATCGTTGCGATGGACAGCGAAGTTGATACCGAGCAGCTGGACAACATCATCGATGCCGTTCTCGATGTCGAGCAGGATCCGAGTCCGCAGGATCTGACCGCGACTGCGACCGACAACGATCCATCGACCGATCCGAAGCACGCCGAGATCATCGACTTCCTGCGCGGCAAGGGCCTGACTCCAGAAGATCTGGAGGCTGTCGGCGCCATGCTGTCGGCCAAGGAATCCCCTGGCGCAACCGACGAAGACCCCGAGGGCTTCATGAAAGAAGAAGATGTCAAGACCGCCATGGACTCCATGCGCGCCGACCTGACCAAGCAATTCCGCGAAATGGATGCCGCCAAAGCGGCCGTCCGCCCAGTGGTTGGCGACGTAATTGCTATGGACTCCGCCGCTCAGGTCTACCGCTTCGCCCTCGACCACATGAAGGTCGAGCATAAGGATACTCCTGACGCTGGCCTGGCCAACCTGTTCAAGGTCGCCAATGGCCGTAAGGTCGAGCAGGCTCCCGTTTCCCTTGCCTCCGATGCCGCGATTGCCGCGACCATCAAAGGCCTCGAACGTTTCAGCTAAGGAGACGACATCATGGCAACTGGTTTCCAACAAACCGTTCAACTCCAGCAGGCTGCGGCTGTAGCTGGTGACTTCGCGTCTGCCAACCCGCGTAGCTCGTTCGTTTCGCACGAAGGCACCTTGGTTGCTGGCGTCGGCGGCGTAACTGTCGGTTGCTTCGCCTGGGCAACCGGCGCTGGCGTAGTAACCAACGCAGGTTCGGGCGTTCCGACTGGCTTCGTCAACCGCCTGCAAGGTTCGGCGCTGATCACCACCTACCTGGCCGAAACCTCGATGGTCATCCCTCAGGGCTTCGAAGTCACCCTGCAGGTAACTGGTGATTACTGGGTCGCCCCGATTACCAACCCTGTCACCGTTGGCCAGAAGGTATTCGCCTCGCTGACCACTGGCGAGATCCAGGGCGCTGCAGCTGGCGCAACCGTAGCGGGTTACATCGAAACCGCTTTCACCATCACCGGCTTCCCGGTCGGCGGCACTGGTGCCGTTGGCGAGCTGGTCGTAATGTCTCGTCCGGCCTAAGGAGCACGCAATGGACCCGAAAATGAAAGCCCTGCTTGAGCGCGCAGGTATCGCCTTCGATGGCTTCAACGCTCGCATGCTGCCGGATGATCGCGGTTACCGCGACATCATCGGCATGGACCACGCTGGCGCCATGGTGGCGATGGATGCGGCCTATCCGCTGATCACCACCTCCAACGCCGGCATTCCGGCCATGCTTTCCACCTACATCGATCCGAAGCTGATCGAGGTTCTGGTCGCCCCGATGAAAGCTGCGGAAGCGGCTGGCGGCGAGAAGAAAACTGGCGACTGGACCACTCGGACCGCGATGTTCCCGGTGATCGAATCCACCGGCGAGGCGACCAGTTACGGCGACTACAACAACTCCGGCAGCGCTGGCGTGAACTTCCAGTTCCCGCAACGCCAGTCGTACAGCTATCAGACCATCACCCAGTGGGGTGAAAAGGAGTTGGCTGATACTGGCCTAGCCAAGATCGACCTGGCTGCTCGCAAGAACATCGCTTCGGCGCTGACCTTGAACAAGTACCAGAACAAGACCTACCTGTTCGGCGTCTCGGGCCTGCAGAACTACGGCATGCTGAACGACCCGGCTCTGCCAGCAGACCTGACCCCGATCACCAAGGCCGCTGGTGGCACCGCGTGGATCCTGCCAAACGGCAACGTCAACGCAACCGCCGTCGAGGTTCAGCGTGACATCTCCAAGATGTTCTTCACGCTGCAGGCTCGCACCCAAGGCCTGCTGGAAACCACCGACCCGATCGTGCTGATCATGTCGCCGCAAGCCTCTGTTGCGCTGACCATCACCGATCAGTTCAACGTGAACGTGGCAGACATCCTCAAGAAGACCTATCCGCGCCTGGAGATCCGCACCGTTCCTGAGTACGCCACTGCTGGCGGCCAGAAGGTGCAGATGGTCATCGAAGAGTACGAAGGCCAGCGCACCTGGGATTGCTCCTTCACCGAGAAGATGCGTGCGCATCCGATCATTCAGGAGCTGTCGGCGTTCAAGCAGAAGAAGTCAGCTGGCACCTGGGGTACGGTGATCTACCGTCCGCTGTTCATCCAGGGCATGCTGGGCGTTTGATCAAGGCAAAGCCCGCTACGGCGGGCTTTTTACGAGGTGCTAGATGGCCATTCAAGCCAAATTCAAGATCGAAAGGATCATCCGTTACGATGCGAGCGCCGAGGTAGAGATGATTCCAGTTGTCAGCGATAATGCTGACAATGAGGCGCTGTTCGCATGGGCGCCTTACGCCAAGATCAGCCTTGGCCTTATGAGTCTGGATGAGGCGGATAAGCTTGATAGCGGCAAAACTTACACTGTGACGATTGCCGAAGATTGAGCTGGACCGGCAAGTAAAGCCCCTTAACCGGGGCTTTACTTTGCCCAAAATTTGCCCATTCTCCCTGCTGCGGGTATGCTCACAACTCAAGCGCTCGACAGAGCAATACCCGAACCGGAGATTTCAAATGGCTGATGTAATTGTTATTGGGTGTCGCCACCCAGCTGGTATCGTGCTGGAGCATGATGGCGTTCAAGTCACCCTGGCTGGTCAGAACCAGAACAAGTCGGGCATCATCCTGCTGACCGAAGATGACTACGGCGAAACCATCGTTGATTCGTCGTACTGGGCGGCGTGGAAAAAGGCCAATGCTGGCTTTGCGCCGCTGGAAACCGGCCTGATCTTCGAGGCCAAAAACCAGTCCGAGGCTCGCTCCAAGGCCAAAGAGCTGAGGAAAGAAAAGACCGGTCATGAGCCAATGCCGCAAGATGACGGCACTGGCAAGATCAAACCGGAGTAATCGCCATGACTCCTGAGCAATTCGCATACTGGCTGCAAGGGCATGTAGAAATGAATCCCGCTCAGGAGATGCCTACGCCTGAGCAATGGCAAATGGTCAAAGATCACCTCAAGACGGTTTTCGTCAAAGTTACGCCGGAGATCAGGGTTGCGCCGCTTGAGATCAATCGATCTTCGGAGCTTCGTCAGGCTGACCTGATTCGCGATCTCTCACGATATCCGAGCGACCTAAGGATCACCTGCTAATGGCTGACGAATGCACCGTCATTTTCGACCCTGCGCGCTTCAAAGAGCGCTATCCCGCATTTGCCGGTGTATCCGACAGCCTGCTGCAGTCGTACTTTGATGAGGCTGGCTTGTACCTGGCCAATGACTGCTGCTCGGTCGTCAAGAGCATGACCAAGCGCGAGCAGTTGCTTTGGATGCTGACTGCTCACTTGGCGCAGATCAATGGTGCGACCAATGGTGGCATTCCGACTGGCATGGTTGGGCGCACCTCCAGCGCTACAGAGGGCAGTGTTTCGATAAGTTCGGAATATAATGCTCCCTGGACTGCGGCCTGGTTTGCGCAGACGCCATATGGCGCATCATTCTGGCAGGCTACCGCTTATCTGCGGTCTTTCCGCTATCGCCCTCGCTGCACTCGCTACTGATGGCCGCGCTAACTGGCGGTGACAAGCTGGAAAAGGTTCTCGCGCAGATTGCAGAGAATGCCAAGGGATCCGTCAAAGTTGGATTCCTGGCTGGCGCAACCTATCCAGATGGCACCCCGGTTGCGCAGGTCGCATTTTGGAACGAATTCGGTCATGGAGGGCGGTTCCCATCCCCTCCTCGCCCATTCTTCCGCACTATGGTCGCCAATGATTCGCCTGGCTGGGCTGTTCGGCTCGGGAAGGCTCTCTCCTATTTCGACATGGATGCCCAAAAGGCATTGGGCGCGATGGGTGAAAGTATCGCTGGTGAGCTGCGCGAGAGCATAATCAATATCAGCGGACCAGAGCTGTCGCCAACTACACTGGTACTCAGGCAGCGATTCTGGACTAACCCGCAGGATATCCGGTTCGGTGATGTGCTGGACGCTCAGCGTGATGCGGCAGAAGGCGCCAAGGGCGCTGGCGGTACTCAAGCCAAGCCACTTGTCTGGACCGGCCACATGCTCAACTCCATCGACTACGAGGTCGATCAATGATCAACGTTCGCGGCATCGCCAATGGCGCGATCCAGGCGGTAAACCCAAACATTCCGGTGACTGTGAAGTTGCCGAACGGCTATACGATTGACCCTGTTACTCGCCGCCAAGTGCCTGGATACATCACGCAATCTGCCCAAGGCCAATTGCAGGCACTCGATGGCGATGATCTAGCTCAGATCAATGGGCTAAACATCCAGGGCACCATCCGCGCCATGTACCTCTACGGGAGTATTGCAGGCGTCGTTCGCCAAGATGCTAGCCCGCAATCGCACGTAATCTTCACTAGTAATGAGGCTGGCATCACCAAAGAGCGCGAATGGGGCGTATTCAAAGTGCTTGAAACCTGGCCGACTTGGTGCAAGGTGGCAATTGTTTATCAGGAGCCAGTAGCGTGACTAATGAAGAGATTGCCACCATTCTAATTGGCGGCGCAGCCAAAAAAAGTCCATTCCAAGAGGGGTGCGAGGCTAGGCGCAATGGACAATCGTGGATATCGTGCCCGTATAGCGGATGCAGGCATTCGTACGAACAAACGGAATGGCTGCGCGGTTATTCTGCCCAAGAGCAATACCCATGACCATTGACGAAGCAATCGTCGCAGTAGCCGACTTCCTGCAGCCGCTAATGCCTGTTGCGACAACCATTGTTCGCGGGCAGACCAACGATGTGCCGCCACCACTTCCGCCGTCGATAGTTATTACCGAAGTCGGCAAGCCGCAATACACGACTACTCGCGTGACCTCTGGTGGCGTCATTCAGCAGGACACCTATCTGCAGCCAGTTCGCCTGGACGTTCAACTGGACTTCTACGGCCTGCAAGCTGGCGATATGTCCGGCATCGCAAACACCATGCTTCGCAGCGGTTATGCCGTCGAAAACTTCCCCGATGGAGTTGCCCCGCTCTACTGTTCGGATGCAATTCAAGCCCCGCTGATCACTGGCGAGAAGCAATTCGAAGCGCGCTGGATCATAACCCTGTCATTGCAGTACAATGCCAGTGTTACGGTTGGCCAGGAATCTTTCATCGAGGTCGGCGACGTAATGGTCGATCCTGTAGATCAGACTACACCTACGGAGTAAAAACATGCGAGCGATCCCGATTTCGCAAATCGCCACCGTAAATCCGGCAGTTGTCGAAGCCGGTGGCAACCCGCTCTCCCTGAATGCTGTATTCCTGGATCAAAGCCTTCTGGTTCCTGTTTCCAGCCTGCTGTCGTTCGCTGATGCCGATTCGGTTGGCGCCTACTTTGGCAGTAACTCTGCCGAGAAGACTGCAGCTGACATCTACTTCACCGGCTTCGACAACAGCACCAAGAAGCCTGGCACCCTGTTCTTTGCTGGCTATGCGAATGTGGCGCGTGCAGCCTGGCTGCGCGGCCAATCGCTGGCAGGTCTGACTCTGACCCAGCTGCAGGCGATCACCGGCTCGTTGACCATCACTATTGATGGTGTCGTGAAAACCGCAGCTTCCATCGACCTGAGTGGCGCCACCAGCTTCACGAACGCCGCAACCCTGCTGACCACTGCGCTCGGCCTGGTTGGCCCTGCTGCCGTGACCTGGGATCCGCTGGCGTCGAACTTCGTGGTGACATCCGGCACTACCGGCGCCACTTCGACCATCACCCAGGCAACCGGCACTGCAGCCGCATCGCTCGGCCTGTCCGCTGGCGTCCTGTCGCAGGGCGCCGACGTTGACACCCCCGCTTCGGCCATGGATCGCATCAAGCTGCAAGAGCAGAACTGGGCGACCTTTACCACCCTGTGGGAGCCGGACCTGGCAAACAAAACCGCTTTTGCAGTCTGGTCGAATGCGCAGAATAACCGCTATGCGTACATCGCCTGGGATACCGAGGTTGGCTACAAGACTGCGAACAACGCCGCCGTGTTCGGCAGCATCGTTGACCTGCTGAACTACGAAGGCGTCGCGGTCTTCTACGGCCCGGTAAGCATCGGCGCATTCGTCTGCAGCTACGCTGGCTGCATCGATTGGGCTGCCGTAAACGGGCGCGCCACTGCAGCATTCAAGTCTCAATCAGGACTTGCAACATCTGTTGACAGTCTTGCCGATGCAACTGCCGTGCTGTCGAACAACGCCAGCTACTACGGCCTTTATCAGGCGCCAGGCCCGGATAACGTCTACAGCATCCTGTATGACGGTCGCATGAATGGCTCCAAGTTCCGCTGGCTGGATACCTTCCTGAACCAGGTTTACCTGAACTCTCAGTTGGCCCTGGCTATCTTCAATGGCCTGCGCTCTGTTAACTCGGCGCCATACAATGCCCTGGGCGAAACCTACATTCGCTCTTGGTGTACTGACCCGATCAGCGAGGCGCTAAATAATGGCTCTATTCGGACTGGCGTACCGCTGAGCGAGTCGCAAAAGACCAATATCGCTGCGCAGGTTGGCTTTGATATCACCAACAGCCTGCAGAACGATGGCTACTATCTGCAGATCCTGCCTGCTACCACTCAGGTTCGACAGCAGCGCCAGTCGCCTCCAGTGAAACTGTTCTATTGCGACGGAGGCAGCATCCAGCAAGTCACCCTCGCATCCATCGCCGTACTCTAAGGAGCCGACCAAATGGCCGAACGCCTGATTACTTCCGCCGACTCGGTATTCATTATTTCGTCGGCGGACTTTGCACTGGCAAACTTCCAGTTGGAAGGTTACGCAGCTGATGCTGCGTTTGCCATGGATAACGTGGACACCGCCGAAACGTCGCTTGGCGTTGACGGCAAGCTGTCTGCTGGTTGGGTGCCGCGAAGCTATCCGCAAACCATCACCCTACAGCCGGACAGTCCATCCAGACCAATCTTTAACGCCATCGTCGGCGCCCAAGATGCCGCCCGAACCGTCTTCCGGCTAAACGGCGTAATTACGCTTCCTGGCAACCAGTACAGCCACAGCCTGGCTCGCGGCGTTCTTCGCAACATCAGCGCCATGGCCAACGCTCAGCGCGTTCTGCAGCCAATGACGTTCCAGATTGAGTGGGAAAGCGTAACAACTATCCCGCTGGCTTAACCTCTAACCATAAGGCGCTTGACAGATGGCACGACGCACGACTTTGGTAACAATTGACGACAAGGATAGCCGTGACCATGGCAAGTCCTATCTGATCACCGAGATGGCAGCCGAGCAAGCTGAGTGGTGGGCATTCCGCGCACTGCAAGGCATTCTCGGCGGCGATGCTGAGGTGAATTTTAATGCCCCGCTGGCGCAACTGGCAGCGCAAAGCTTCAAGGCCATGGCTTCCATTCCATGGAATATGGCTAAGCCGCTCATGGAAGAAATGATGGGCTGCGTGAAGATGAGCCTGCCTAGCAATGGCTCTCGCGAGCTTCTGGATGGTGACATTGAAGAAGTATCCACCCGCCTCCGCCTCCGCCAAGCAGTCTTCGAGCTGCACACGGGTTTTTCTTTGCGTGGCGGCGAATAGACTGGGGCATAAGAGCGCCAGGTAAGAATGCCGGGAAGTTGGTGTCATACGCCAATAACCCCGGCATTATTGCTTCACTGGTATCTGCTCGGCTGGCCACGCTTCATGAGCTGCAGACAGTGTACGGGGCGCAAGATGCTTACCGGATGCTGGAGATTCACCAGATCGACGCCTACAACGCACCAATTCTTCGCGGGGATGAATGATGGCCGAAACCACGATTGACAGCTTGGTAGTCAAGCTTGGCCTTGATTCGTCGGACTTCCAAAAAGGCACAAAGGAGGTCGGCCAGGAGCTTGATGCCACCCGTAAGACGACCGACAAGACTGCCCGCGATATTTCCGCTAACGGCAAGCGTGCTGCCGAGTTCTTCGGCCAGCTAGAAAAGGCTGCAGTAAAATTCTTCGCCGTAATCACTGTTGGTCGCGGCCTCTCCGATTTCACTCGCACCATCATCCAGACCGGCGCCCAGCTTGATCGCATGGCCGGATATCTCGGCACTAGTGCTGATCGCCTATCCCGCTGGCAAGGAGCTGTGCGCCAGTCTGGCGGTACTGCTGAAGGCCTGATGGGCACCATGCAGGGCCTGAGTGGCGCACTGACTGAGCTGCGGCTGACTGGCACAACCGGCATCCTCCCCTACCTGCAGTCGCTCGGTGTATCCCTGGCAGACGCCAATGGCAAGGCCAAGCCGCTAGAACAAATCCTCCTCGATATCAGCGATGCCGTGAAGACCAAGATCCCGAAAGGTGATCAGTACAACTTCATGAAGTTGCTGGGCATCGATGATGGCACGGCAAATCTGCTGCTCAAGAATCGCGGTGAAATTGAGCGCCTACTGACTGCGCAGAAGGCTTATTCGGATGCTGATGCAAAGGCTGCTCGCGAAGCCCAGGAGAAATGGGAGCGAGTCAAGCTCAACATTGAGCGGACCACCCAGGAGCTAGTCATCAAGGCGCTGCCTGCGCTTGAGCAGATGGCGCGGATCTTTGAGCGGCTGGCTGCCGAGGCTGTCCCTGTGCTCGTTATGCTGGCGAACGAGTTCGTAGAGCTGGACAAGGCCACGGATGGGTGGTCAACGACATTGTTAGCCTGCCTGGCAACGCTGCGACTGCTCGGCGGTGCCGGCGTTATCTCTGGCATCACAAAGCTGGCTGGCGCGCTCGGAGGAGCCGCTGCGGCTGCATTGCTTCTTCGTGGCGACGAATCCGAATCATCTAAGCAAGCCAAGGCTCAGCAGGCGCAAGCGCAAAGCGGCAACCGTGACGCCGCTGTCGCCCTGGCTCGCACTCAGCTTGGCAATCAGTGGTGGCGTAAATGGATCGGCGGGCCAGTCACCGAACAGGAAGTGCAGGAACGTGCAGATCAGATCCAGGCGAGCGGCCAGATGCCCGAGCGCCGACTATCCCGCGCAGAACGCAACAATAACCCAGGCAATCTGGAGTTCCGTGGCCAGCGCGGAGCAACCCGAGAGGATGGCGAAGGGCGCTTCGCTAAATTCGGCAGCACCGAGGAAGGCGTTGCCGCCCTCGCTCGCCAGCTCCAGCTTTACGGCTCTCGCGGAATCGATACCATTGAGGAGATCATCGGCAAGTATGCGCCAGCCAGCGAAAACAACACCTCAGCTTATATCAACGCAATGGTCAATCGGCTCAAGGTTTCGGCCAATCAGCAGCTTGATCTGAATGACCCGCAGGTACTCTCAGGGTTGATCCAGGGCATTAGTCGCCATGAGGCTGGCCGCTCGTTCCTATCTGACCAGCAAGTCATGACCGGCCTAACCATGGCCGGCGTACCTGGCGCAGCGCAGCAAGGTAGCAGCGTCACCATTGGCGAGGTGAAAGTGTATACTCAGGCGACAGACGCCAATGGCATAGCTCGCGATATTCGCGGCGCGATGGTCCGCCAGGCCGACACCGGAGTTCAATGATGTTTGGAGCGCCAAATCTCCTAAATGGCATCGTCAAGCGCACAGCTATTACGTTGCTCGGCAATATTATTTCCGATCTGTGGGATCTCCTATTTCCTGGCGCAATTTGGGGCGTATTTGAAAGCGGGACCACTAACAGGGCCATCGAGTTGAGCAGCGTGGTCGAGGTCGATATTTCTGCCGACTCCCGCGTATCTGATTACCCGATCCAGACCGGCAGCTTCGTCAGCTACAACAAGGTGGCGAATCCAAATTTCATCACACTGCGCGTGACGAAGGATGGCAGCGAAACTAGTCGCCTTGAGCTTCTGCAGTGGCTTGAGGCGAACAAGGCTGATACCACTCTATTTGATATCCTTACGCCTGAATCGCGCTATTCAAGCATGACGCTTGTAAGTTATCGGCTATCGCGCTCAGCGCGCTCCGGTGCCGCAATGATCACTGTCGACACCCTGTGGCAGGAGGTCAGGCAGATCGCGGCGCAATACAGTACGACTCGCATTGAGGACGATCAGGACCAGCCAACAACGCCAACCGCTCGCGTAAACCCGATCAGCTCGGCGCCCAACTCGGCAGGAGGCCCGGTGTCATGGCAATAGCCACCATTCCATTGAAGGCAGTTCCTTCGCAGTCGATCAACGTCATTCTTGCCGGACAGCCGTGCATAATTGATATCAGGCTGATCGGGAATCGCCAATATTTGAGCCTGAGCGTCAACGGTGACGTAATCTGCCAGAATGTTCTGATAGTGAACCGCTCAGCTATCATCCGCGCTGGGTACGCTGGATTCATTGGCGACCTGGCCGCAATCGACACTCAGGGCGACGAAGCCCCACAATTCACTGGCTGGGGTACTCGATGGCTTCTAGCTTTCAACGACGCCGCCTAAGGGTCACTTTCCAGTTGGCTTCTGGCACCTTCATTCAGGAAGGCAATCCCGATACCGTGCAGCTGGAGGATTATCGCACTAGCGTGGAGATTGATGCGCCTGGCGGCTATGAGTTTGCCGTTTGCAGGCTGCGCATCTATGGCGTTGAGCAGCTGACAATGGACCGGCTGACCGTGATCAACTATCAGAACCTGGACTTCTACCGCAACGTTATGCTGGTGGAGGCGACTGATGGTGACGGGCAGTTCACAGTCATTTTTCATGGCGAGATATACACAGCTCAGCCGGATTACACCGGAGTACCTGATGTCGCCTTTGTTGCCGAAGCACGCTCAGGCCTGATCGGCTCGCTATCTGTGGCTTCTCCAAATGCATTCCCTGGCGCGCAGAAAGTCAGCGCAATCATGTCCAGGCTAGCGCGAGAGCTTGGCGTTGCGCTTGAGAACAATGGAGTTGAAAGCACCGTAACCGATATGTACTTGGCTGGAAGCCCGCTAAGTAAGGTGCAGGAGCTGGCCGAAGCTGCGCGGATCCAATATTGGTATCAGCCAGAACAGGGCGTTCTTGCGATTGCCCCAATGGGCGTGCCGAGGCGCGGGAATAGGATCAATTTCAATTTCAACACCGGCCTTGTCGGCTGGCCAATCAAAACTCATGTCGGGGTAGCTTTTACTGCGCTGTTCAATCCCGCCGCATTCCATGGTTGTCCAATCCTGATGGAATCCGACATATCCGCCTGTAACGGCGAATGGTACATTATCAGTATGTCGCATCGACTTGATGCGATGCTCCCTGGCGGCGCATGGTTCACACACTTCATCGCCACCCCTGAGAACGTAACCATTCGGGCGAGATAATGGCAACTGACAATTCACCCTACTTCGGTCAGACGGACCTTACATCCGCACAGGGTGACTGGAACCAGATGAGGTTCCTGATTCGCCAGCAGATGGCGAAGCTGAACACAAGCATGCCTGTGCGCGTGATCTCGGTTCAGGCGACAGGCCTTGACCCGGTTGGCTTCGTCACTGTGCGCATATTGGTTGATCAGGTGTCTGGTAATGACAAAGCCATTCCTCACTCGGACATCCCGAATGTGCCCTACTTCCGCCTTCAGGGCGGCGCCAATGCGGTAGTCATCGATCCTGAGGTTGGCGACATCGGTATGGCCAGCTTCTGCAGTCGGGATATCAGCGCGGTAAAGAACGCCAGGCAATCAGCCCCGCCCGGCAGCCGAAGACAGTATAGCTTTTCGGACTGCATGTATTTCGGTGGCTTCCTGAATGGCGCGCCAACCCAGTACATCCAGTTCACAGAGGGCGGGATTCTGCTGCATAGCCCAACCTCAATCAAGAATGACGCGCCAGTGGTGCAACTCGGCAACATTGAAGGCGCTCTGCGAAAGTTGGTTGATGAACGGCTGATCCCGCTATACAACTCGCATCAGCATGGATCAGGTCCAGTACCTAATGTGCAGCTCACGCCGGAAACAGTTCTTACCGTCGCTACGGAGGCAAACTAATGTCGACGCTATACCTTGACCCAGACAGCTGGGATTTGGCTCTCGACGCCAGCCGTAGCATAGCCATAGCGACAGCTCCTTATGAGCGCGCTCAATCCGTGGCGAATGCCTGCCGGCTATGGAAGGGGGAGGCGCCTTTCAACACTGACAGAGGCATACCATACGAGACTGACGTTCTTGGCCAGCAGCCGCCACCGCGAGTCCTGTACGGGTTATTTGAGACCGAGGCAAAAACAGTGCCAGGTATCGCTTCTGCGACTGCGGTACTACAATACGCAAATCGTGGCCTTAGCGGCCAAATCCAATGCACGCTTGACGACGGAACCGTGATCAATGTCTAACGTACCGCCACTGGAGATTTTGCCAACCGGAGTTGTTGTTCCGGAATCCGTAGATATCCGCCAAGGCATTCTTGAGGATATGAACGAGGCGTTTGGCGGAGATCTGGACATTGTTACGCCATCGACGCCACAAGCCTATTTGGCCGATAAGCTCACGGACAATATCCGCGATTCCAATGCTGCAATTGCCTACATGATCTCGCAAGTAGATCCGGCGACATCAGAGGGGCGCATGCAGGATGGGGTCGGTAGGATTTATTTCCTTGACCGCAAAGGCGCCACGTCCAGTGTCGTGACCGCGCTAATGACTGGGCAGCCCAATACCACGGTTCCAGCAGGATCACTGGCAGAAGACGATGACGGCAACCTTTGGAGTTCGACCGGAGATGTTACCTTTCCGATTGGCGGGACGGCTAATGGCCAATTTGCCTGCGTAACCACCGGGCCTATTCAGCTGGGCATTGGCACGCTAACCAGAATCGCGCAGCTTGTCCCTGGCTGGGATGCGATAACCAATCTCTCGCCAGCCATTGTTGGGTCAAACGTAGAGAGCAGGGCTGACTATGAGCTGCGCCGTCAGCTAAGCGTCGCAAGGGGCGCCCATGGCACTCCAGCAGCAATACGCGCCGCAGTCTTCTCCGTGGACGGAGTGATTGATTGCTTCGTTTATGACAACTACACCAATAGCCAGATTCTGTATGGAGCAACAAATTATCCGATTCCAGCGCACAGCATCTATATCGGCGTAGTTGGCGGCCTGGATGACGATATTGCTGCGGCTATCCAGTCCAGGAAGGATGCCGGATGCGGCATGACCGGCAATACCTCGGTAAACGTGCCAGATACTGATTATTCCTACCCGCAGCCAGTTTACGTCTACCAGTTCAACCGGCCTGACAGTCTACCAGTCAAATTCCTTATCACTATCGCAAATACGCCCGGCCTGCCATCCAACATTGAGGATCTGGCAAAGCAAGAAGTTATCGCCACCCTGGCCGGCACAAATGGCGCCCAGCGCGCCCGCATGGGTGGCCAGATTTTTGCATCGAGCTATTACGGCCCGATCTCATCCATATCCACAGCCGTATCCATTATTGGCATCAAGGTCGGTACGGTGACCGCAAACCTTGACTCCCTCAATGTAGGGATTGATCAAGAGCCGACCGTCACGGAGTCCGATATCACCGTGGTGATCGTATGAGGCAGTATGCTGCATCACCCGTAATACAGACCTTGGTCGCTGACCGATCTAGCTATTTTGCGACCGGCTGGGAAGATCAGTTTTACACAAATGTCTGGAACGTGGACACGGCCAATGGGTTCGGCCTGGATATATGGGGGCGCATAGTTGTTATCGGACGCAATGTCATCACTGAGTTTACCGATACAACCTTCGGCTATTACGAGGCATGGTCAGGATCATCCGGGGTCATCCCGCCACCTGGGCCGGTGATCGTTAATCCAATAGCATTTGTTGTCGGCGTGCCGCCAGCGTCAGCCACTGACGACCGAATCACTCCGTTTGATGATGCCCCGTTTTACGAAGGGATTCAGGCTACAGAAACTATTACCCTGAGCGATGACGCCTACCGAAAGCTCATACTCGCAAAAGCCCTTTCGAACATATCCGACTGCACAATGCCTAGCCTAAACAAGGCATTAAGATTCCTTTTTGATGGCAGCGACTCGCGCAGATGCTACGCGACAACCAGTAATCTGATGGACCTAAGCTTTGTATTTGAGTTTCAGCTGACACCCGTCGAGAAGACGCTTGCGGTATACTCAGGTGTAATTCCCAGGCCTGCCGGTGTAAAATTGACCATTGTCCAAGTTGATGTCGGTGGCACATTCGGCTTTGCCGAAGCTGAGACATGGCAACCATTCGATCATGGCGTCTTCTTTGGAGACGATGGAGTGATAAATGCAGTCTAGCAATTCTCCTAGCAAGATATCCGTACCGTTTGCAGACTCTGGGCAAAAGGCAACGATACCCGTAGATTCGCAGATCGGGATTGAGGATGCTAGGGCATCTTATGAGGACGGATTCCCGCCGCTGACCAGAACGCCGCTTGCAGCTGGCGGTAAGCCTCCATTCGGCACGGACATGAACGGCATACTCTATGCCATCACCATAATCCAGCAATGGCAGTCGGCTGGAGGTATGTTCAAGTACGATTCGGCATTTTCCGCTGCAATCGGTGGGTATCCAAAGGGTGCGCTACTTTTAAAGGCGGATTCCAGCGGTTACTGGCAAAACACGGTAGAGAACAAC